GGCGTAGGCTCCGAAGCCAGAGGACGACCGGATCTCGATGTAAGGAGATACGACGTATCCGCTTCCGCCGGAGGTGATGTTGATCTGCTTGACAGAGAATCTCGGCGTCGAAGTGTTCTTGGCGTGACCCGGAGGATAGCCCTCGATGATGAGCGTCTTGAACGGCGCAATGTTGTTGGACGGCGCAATGGTGATAGTGACTGGATCAGTGGGGGAGTAGCCTGACCCGAGCGCCCCCGCAACAACCGAGCGCACGCCCCATGCGCCATTCCAAAGCGTTGTGCATAACTGCGCACTTGGGCCTGTCAGGACGCACTCTGCGTAGTAAATGCCGTGCCCAAAGAAGTTGACGACGGCCTTTGCGCCCGTGCCGGTGGCTCCGGTCACGGTATACGTCAGCGACACGGGAATCGTGGCGGTGTTTCCGGTCGTTGGCTGCGGAAGCTTGGACGCCCCAGTCCACACGGTTACCGTGCGAGAAATAGTGTTCGTGCCATTGACCAGCGGGATCTCGACCGCCCCCCACGCACTCCACTGCGTTCGCTGGCTCGGAGACATCCCCTCCTCGTCATCGAACGGCGGCCCCTGCAATATCTCGTAGTGATTGATGCAGTCGGCGGCGGGGGGTGTTCCGTCCATCACAGCCACCAGCGATGCACCAGTACCATGGGGAGAAACCAGCGTTGCGCCGCTTCCCGAAGGCCCTTCCAGCGTTACCGTCGGCGGTTTTTTGTAGTGCTTGCCGCCGTCCGAAACGCGAACCTCCCGCAGGGCGGCCTGGTCGAGATACGACTGGGCGACAGCCTGCCGAAAGCCAGCCGCAGGAGTCTGATCCCCAACAACAGTGACCACCGGCGGTCGGCTGTAGACGGCCCCCGACTTCTGTACGTCGATGCGTGCGACATAGTATCGCGATTCACCAGACAGCGATATTGCCGGCGCAGCGGTCGGGGCAGCAATGCCGGCAGTTGAGGCGGGACGAATTGGCAAGCCAGCGGCAAGACCGGCCCACCTTCGCGGCGAGACTCCACCGCCCTGCGTGACGATAAGTTCTCCGTGCCTGCCCTGTGCGCTGCAAAAGGGGCGGTTGGGATCAAGGCTAGTCGTGAGTGTTGTTACTGTCATGGTGCCGCCAAGTCGCCGCCGAAGCCGAACTGATGGACGTAGTTGCTCTTGACCCTATCGCCGGTGGTCGAGACGCTGGGGGCGAGCGGGAGTGACGGGGCGCTGCCGGATGCCGGGCCTTCGGCCAGCACAAGATTGCCGGAGGCGTCCATGATCAGCACGGCCGAAGAGGTGCCAGTTGCGTAAGGCGCGCAGTCCCTGGCATCAACATTGAGCGGGCCTTGCTCGCCTGTCACGACCACGCTTCGCATGCCGCCGCGAACTGAAATCTGTCCCGGCACGGCAGACGAAATGTTTGTCTGCTCCGCAGCAGCGCCGGGAGGAATTGCGTACGGGCTGGCATCTGTCACGAGGCCCGACCACTGGCCCTTAGACATGCTCACGCTCCGGTGTCAGGGCCACTCGGGGAGTAATACCCAAGAGAACGCGGCGTGCCAGCGAACAGTGGCGCCTGCATCTCCGGGTAGCGATCCACCGCCGCACGGCGTCCGCTGATTGGCGCAATGACGTCCGATTCCATGGCCAGCCGAAGATCGCGCTGGTATACGGCCAGCGCACCCTCGACGTTCTTGCCCATGAGGCGGGCCAGCCACGATTCGGCGCATGACAGGAGCGCCGTGAACATGTGCTCGGACACATCCAGATAGTCGCTCACGACCGTCTTGGCGCCAGACGGCGGCGTGCCAACCATGCTGCCAGCCGAGCCGAGAATCTCCTGCGCTGTGTATGGGTACACGCCGCTGAGTCCCTCCGGGAAGTTGGCCGTCGTGCCATAACGCTTCACCGCACCGGCCGCGTTCGTGGCGTTGAGCGAGCCGTTGCGGCACACCGTCTCGTAGCCCATGTACTTGAGCGGGGCGGGCTTGCGCCGATACGTGTAGTAGAAGCCGCTCGCGGTGGAGGGCTGGCCCGCCAGCATGAGTTGCCAGCGGTCAGCCCGGCCCGGAGACTTCATGACCGTCCAGTAGATCGGGTCGCCGCTGCCGAGCGAGAACGACTCAAGCCGCCGCCACTCGGCGGGCGTGACATATGCCGTGACCGACACCTTGTCTGGCGGGATCAGGGCATCTACGTTGTTCACGTTCTCTGGAAGCAAGTAAATCTTGTTGTCCGTTCCAGCCTCCGCCGACGGCAAAGCCGCTTCGGTGACATGCCACAGCCAATCCTTGGCGTGAGCAACGTCTCGGTAGGCGTGGTGCGCAGCGGCCCGTAGGGCGCGATGCTCGCTGTCTTGGGCGCCGCCGCCGGTAGAAGACATCAGGTATTCAATGATGTCCTGCGCTGCGTAATACACTGCGTTGCTCCCTTGCGACCTGCCCTAAAGGTTGAGACCCGATCTAATCCGCACTACACCCAGAGTCCACACTACCCCTTCACGCACAGCCGGATCGTGGCCGTTCCGGCGTTGGCCACCGCCACGATGAACGGGGCGGCGAACAGGGCGTCGGGAATGGGATACGCCTTGCCGGCGACGATGGAGGTGGCGACGTCGGCCGTGCCGTCATTGACGGCGCTGGGCGACAGTTCGGGGCCGAAAGACACGTGCCACGAAAGAGTCGTGGCACCGCCCGTCACTGCGTCCACGATAAACACGCCTCCGGCAGCAGCGCCAAAGGGGATCTTCGGGCTAGTGGCAGCGGATGCCGTGACGGCAATTGCGCTGGTTACAGAACTCAGGCGTTCGATCTTGTTGGCCATTACTTTTTCTTCCTTTTCCAGTGCGGAACAATGCGGTCTTTGACCTTCTCGACCGCCTCACCGCGAGACAGCTTGGGGTCGGCCTTCATTTCGTCGCGAACATGCTCGTTGAGGATTCGCGGGTTGATGTCGATTTCTTTGGGCGGCCCCTTCTGCGGCGGGACGTAATCCACGATCCCGTGCACCTCCAGATCGCGCTTCTTGGCCACGCGGAGGACATCGGCCGCACTGTCCACCCACGCTTCCGGGTCCATGTGGCCGCGACTGTCCGCGATCCCGCCCATGTAGAACTTTCCCGAAGTGCTGATCCCAGCCTCCCTCGCCTCTTTTAGCATCTTGGCGGCGATGGGCTTGGGCATGTTCTTCATCCACTCGTTCGCGTAACGCCCCTCCATAAACGCACGGTCGGTGCCTCGCGTTCCCGGAGGTTGCTGCAACGCAGCCATCAAAGCCCATCGCTCGCTCTGGCCAGCCTCGATCATGCGGGCGTAATGGTCACGCACTTCCGGCGAAGAAGACGCGATTTCTGGCGGGAGATTGATGGCTGCGGGCATATTGGCACCTATAGTTTTCTTGTCCCTTTACGGACTCATTTCCGGCGGGACTTGAGGGGGTGCCTCTGGCGGCGGCGGCTCTTGCGGAGACGGGCCAGCCTCAGGCGGAGCCTCTCCCGGAGGCCCTGGCGGGCCGGGAGGCGGCGGTGGTGGCGGGGGCGGGATGAGATACGGCTTGGCGTCGATGTCGAGCGAGTCTGCCCAGTCGCTCAACAAGGAGTTGAGAGGCTCCACGATGCCCATCGGGACAAGACCTTGCAGAATCGGGCCGAGCGTCTGGAGGGCCGCCTGCATTTGCTCCACCCGCGTGGCCTTGTTCGGCTTCCGAGCGGAGCCAGCCTCGATGCGGTACTCAAACTCACGGGCGATCGTGCCGGGATCGAGGGCCTTGATGTGCTGCCCCCATGCGGCGGCGCCGAGAGGCCCAACAATCGGCTCGACGTCCTGCGGCTCCAGCAGCCAGCGGGCGGCAAACGCCTCCCGGCGGGCCAGCAGGCTCATCGCGTCCTCGAGCCGGTTCGCCATGTCGTCGGGCCGTACCGACAGTTGCTCGGCCTTCACGCTCGCCTCTGTGGCACTGCGTATCTGGCTGGAGGTCATTGCGTAGGCGAGTTCGGTGAGGCCCACGCGCTTGTCGAACATGGCCGTCACGGCCTCCACGATCTTCCAGAGTTCGGGGGAAACCTCCGGCAACTGGAACACCGAAATGAGGTCGTTCACGCTCCGGCCGAGCGTCTCGCTGATCTCAACAACTTTGAATCCACGCTCCGATCCGGCGAGGATTTGATCCTTGATGTCTTGGTCGGCCGCCTTGCTCACGCCGAGAAGCGTCTCGCAACTCGTGGCAACGCGCTGGGCGATAAACGACAACGCAAAGTTGATGAACCGCAGTTCGCCGACTCCAGGCTTGATGTGCGACAGCGGCCAGATGTAGCCCGGCTTCCGGTGGAAGTCGAGTGGCACGAACGGCCAGCCATTGGCCTCAGCCCAGAACGGGATCGGCCACTGCACCTTCGAGAACAGAGTCGCCGGAACGCCAGTCCCCTCGTCCACCTGCTCACCCAGCACTTCGGGCGGGATGTTGAGCGGGTGTGGGATGCCTTCGCACACGACGATGTAGCAGTTGTCGCCAACGTCATCGAAAGCGCCGCGAAGTTCAGACGGGGCATCCTTGAGCCTGTCGCCCAGACCGGTCTTGCTCCAAATCTTCCAGTACGTGACTAATTCGTTGCTCTTGCCGACGCGCCGACCCTTGTAGGGATACTCCTCGTCGCTGAACACCTGCGACTCGGCGTCCGAGTCGATGGGCTTGGCGCCCTCCAAATGCCCCTTCAACCGCTCGCGGTCGAGGCCGTACTGCCTGGCCACAACGTCGATTGGGTGAACGCAGCGGCGGGCGCACCACGTGATGTCCTCGATCTCGGTCGCATCCGGGTCCATCGTGAAGTTGTCCACGCTGTCCGCAAACGACCCAACGACGTTCACGGCAGTGCCGGGAATCGTCACCATCTCAGTCCACCACAGGCCCATGCCCTTGATGATGGCCTCGTCCACGACCCGGCGACTGTGGGTCTTTAAGTCCAACTCATTGGGCGTGTAGTTCAAGTACCGCTCCATGAGCATGGAGGCCACCTTGCGAATCTCCGTGCGCTGGATCGTCTCCTGCGCAGCCTGCTGGTAGGCCATCATCGACTGGTCGTCCATCACTCCGACCACCTCAGGAGTGACGAATGGGTACTTGGCGGGCGTTACCTGCCGCACTGGATTGCGGTGATAGATGACGCTGCCGAACAACTTGACGGCCTCAAAAACACGGTTGCACTGCATGCGGAAACCGGGCGGCGCAATCGTGCGGTTGTAGCCGTACTCGTGACGGGCGTAGGTGTCCTTCCAGAACCAATTGTGCGGGCCGTCAAAGAAGCACATGGCCTCCTTCGCGTCTTCCGTGAAGGGCTTCTTGTGCTTGAGCGAAAGCTCGATCTTCTTGAGCCAACCCTGCGCAATGGCACGCAGGGCATCCTCACCCGTTCTTGTTTCCACCGTTTTGCTTCCTTGCAATGGACAACTGCTCCGTCAGCGAGGCGATCTGCCCCATCATTCCTTCGAGTTTCTTCAACTGGGCGGTCTGCGGTGCGTACTCCCACGCCCCCCACTCACGCCACTCCGCGTTCTCTTGGATGCCGGGATCGTCGCGATGACGCACGGAGGGTTTCTCTTGGAAGCCCGTGTACGGCGTGAACACGAGGATGTTGGCGGTCTGGACACCCGGACGCTGCGACACCCAGCCGATGCACGGCTCCGCGCAGGTGAGCGGGTCGTGATACCAGTAGACGCAATCGCCAATCTTGAGCGGCGGCGGGCTAAAAGACTCGGCTTCCATTCTTTGCTCCTGACTGTGAGCCTAAGAAGATGAAGTCGTCGGCTTCTGCGGCGAGTCGCTTCTTGCGCTTCCGCATCCACTCGACGTACCAGGGGTCGGGACCGACATCCACCTTAGGCTTGTGGTATCGAGGTCGATAGGCACAGAGGTACTCAAGACACTGGCAAGCGTGAACCTCGCCCCGCGTGTTGGGCTGGTCGGTCACGATGTATGCGCCCGCCACCAGTTGCGTTTTGTGCTTGTACCGCCTGAGTTCCCGCTCCAAGTCAGGCACGGCCGACCGCAGCACCCGCAGCGTCGGCGTCCCTTCCGGCCGGATATGCAGATAATTGCGGACCGCCGCCATGCGGGCCTGCACATCGTCGCAGCCGGCCAGGAAACTGTGGCCGGTCGTTTCGCTGGCGACCCCCTGCTTCTTCAACTCCTCTGTGTAGAGTTCCACAGGAAGCCTGCCGGAGCCGATCTCGCGGAGCCGGCCACCGTGCATGTCGATCAAAAAGGCATAAAAACTCTGCCCTGCGCACTTCTCCTTCATCTTTTCCCCGAAGATGATGGCGTTGCAGTTGCGGATGTAGAGCTGGTCGTAGATCAGCAGCATGGACTCATCGGGCGGGACGGCGGCAAACAACACGCTCGTGACGGCATGGCCGGGATCGACCGCCAAATAGCGGCACCAATCCTCCGGCACGACGTTCTTATCCAGATTGCCACGATCAAACCCATGAACGTGCATCGCGAAGGTGGGGTAGCAGAGAATCGAGTCACTGATGAACTCGCCCTCGCTGCGCATCCGCAGCACATCCTCGCCCAGCGCTGCCCATGACTCGAGACGCTTTCGCTTTTCGCTGTCAGGGATATGGGGGTTGTCGAGAAACCTGAGGACGAACTTCACAATGTCCGGGTTCTCGACGCCCTGCTCCACCAACTTGTCGGCGCGCTCCGCAAGGTTCTGGAGCGAGTCATTCTTGCTGTGGGGCATAGCCGACCAAGACAGCACTCCGCGCAAGTCCGAGAGACGGGCCTGCATTTCGGGGATCCACGCATCGCCGTTGTTAACGTCCTCGTCAATGTGGACACGCGAGGCTTTCCAGCCCTGCGGAGGCTCACCCTCTGACGAGAAGAAGTAGATCTGCCAGCCGTTTGTGAGTTCGCAGGATTGGATGTAGCGGGCGCTCTTGAGAACCCACGACTTCTTCTTCACCATACGGGGCGGGATCAGCGGCGGCGCCGGCTTGGACTCCTTCTCTCGTGCGGAATCTGTGGCCGGGTTGTAGGCACGCCACTCGCCGGTCTGTTCGTCCTTGATGATCTTGAACGCACCCGCCATGAACAGCATCGGGTAGACCACAAGGCCGATGTGCTTCCAGTCCTTGCCGACAATGGCGAGAATCCCGTCTTTCTCCGGGTACTTCCCGTGCGGATCTTTCCCGCAGACGGCACGGGCGTCCTCTACGAACGTGCAGAGACTCTTGCCGGAGCGGTTGCCGCCGATGACGAGGATTTCACTCGCCCGGCTCGCGTGAACCTGCTCCTGCTGCGGCGTCGGCCGGTAGAGCCTCAATGCTTCGATGCGGCGGTTCGCCAGTTCCGCCTGCATTTCCTTCAATTCGTTCTGCTGGAACGTACCCAGCCGCTTGACGGATGGCAGCGGCGAAATCTGAGGGGGTTTGCGGCGGCGCGGCTTGGACATCGAGCAGTCTCCCTTCGACACTCACGACAATGCGCCTGAGCCTCTGGTCAAGCTCGGCTTCGATCTCCTCGTCCGTCCACTGCATCAGAGGCTTCTTGGCCCCGCCCAGTTCGGTGTTCTTCGTGACGAGACGGACAATGCCTTCGAGCAATTTGGTGCGATGTGACCCGCCAGGAGGGGCGTCGAAATACTGCTTGACCATCATCGCGGCAAATCCGCTGCTGCCGCCGAAGTAGTCCATCAGTCGCTCAAGCAGTTCGCTCGAGTGCGGGATGTTCTCGCCGCCCCGCTGGGCCGCCTTGAGGAAGGTGTTCATCGCACCCTGCTCAATGGCCTTCATGTCCTGCTGCTTCTGCTTGGCCTTCTTGCCGCGATTGACCTTCGCAC